TCGTCTACCCACAAAGATGTATAATTTATCTCCTGAAGTAATTCGTTTATAGCTCTTAACTTTTCTGTTCCGATTTCAAATTCTTTATCTATTCGTGTAGTTCTTATAGTGCTTGTAATGTTAATCTTATACACCCCAGCGCTGTTTAAAATCGCTCGTATTGCATCGTAATAGTTTGTGCCCGCAGCAATAATGTATCGACTATCGAACTTATCATCTAAAAGTACTTGGAGACCATCATAGGCTTCTATATCTCTATATACTTGTCTATAGCTCTCCCTGCGTTTAGGGCTAGATAATATAAATATTCCAAGGGACCATTCAACCCAATTTCCGTCCGGCATCTTAAAGCAGCAAAAAGGCTGAATGCGATCATTCAGCCAGTCAATATTAATGCTTGATTCTTCTTTTATAGTAAAATTCGCTACCCTCTTGATGTCTTTTGCTAAAGAGTTCATGCGAACTTCGCCAGACACAACTCCTGTAAGAGTTGCTTTTTTATTGTCATTTCTGTCTAGCAAGTCATATCTAAATTTTACAATCCGAGAACCCGTCTTGCCGTGCAGCATATCTACAATTTGCTGTCTTGTATATCCACCTTGTTCAATAGGTTGCATCACATCACCTCAATTAACGAGAAACTAACTTTATACCACTTCCTCTGTTCCTGCATTTCTATATCACCGCTCACGCTACATACCATATATCTCCCTTTATTATCCCGATATAACAAGTATTCATCACCAAGTAATAGCTCCATTAACTGATCTAACATTTCTTTATTAGTAATTGTGCAACGCATATTAAGTCCTCTTTCTTGCTGTTCCCCATATTCTGCAACTGGATTTTTTCTACCTGCAAATCGTGCAAAATTTCTGGCTCGGCTTTGTATTTCGCTGCGTTCAATATCATACTTAAGTGTAATTTGTTGTTCTGGATGTTGTAATGGCGCTAAAACCGTATAATTAACTTTTATATCAGCAATTACAGGTGCAGAGGCTGCATAACCACCAGATGTTGTATATGTGCGGACCATATATTCATATAAAACTTCACTTTTTACAAGGTAATCAACATAGGATCCATTTTCTCCTATTCCTGATGCTATAATGGTCCATTCAGATTCTCCATATTCTCTCCTATAGATGTCATTTCTTTCAAAAGGTTCATCCCCAGATGTATTATGGATGATTAATTCTATTGCCGCCTTTGCAACATTTCTATAAATTGATACCTGAGGCGTTCCAGGGCTGATATATTGTACTGTTATGTTTTTTTCTACCCAATTGGACCAACGGTCATAGTTATTTTTATATCTCAACCTTATAGTATAGTTCTGGTTTTCGAGGTCGATTCCAACGGGTACGCTTTGTTCTGTCCCTGCTACTGCTCCAGTCTGCCAAACAATAGTTTCTCCAAGTAATACTTGTATTTCATATGCAGTCTGCGGGTCTACTATTGTCCACTGTATAGTTGGTCTCGCAGAATCAACTGTAGACGGCGTTCTTATAGTTGGATCCGGAGGGGAACCATACACATCTATAGTAGCCAAATCCGACCATGGGCCAACTAGTCCATCATAGCCATATGTTCTTACACGCCATACTATGTTTTTGTTTGGCAAACTCCTGGCAAGCATATCGTAAAATGTGTCAGTTGTAGTCCGTGTTATAGTGTTCCATGTTTGTCCATTATCGCTAGACCATTGCAAATCAAACTTTGTTTGATAGTCACCTGCTTCGCTGTTGTATTCCCATGAAAACCGATTTACCAAATCTCCATCAATAATTAGGCCGTTCGGCGATAAATCTGTAGGTTTTTGTGGGATTATATCTTCGTATTGTAATGTAAGTGTTGGCTTATATCCTGTATATTCTCGAGACCTTATAAATGCGGAGCTAGAAGCAACATCAAGACAAAGGCCATAATTTATTAAATTATTACGATTCTGGTGTATTAGTTCACTATCAAGATTTAACTCTAGCCATCCTTGTTCCGGATCAGACACTAGACGTACCTGCTTACGCGCAACCTGGATCTCGTCATTTAAACGCCCCCACTCATCAAAATTTGCATTGTTATAAGTAAGCGCATACTCTGTCCAATTAAGGTTAAAAGTTGATAAGTAAAAATACGCGCCACCCCCAGGATTGTACTCATCTATAATATAATAAAACTTAAATCTTGCAGCAATTATTTTTTTATATTTAATGTATTGTGGAATGTCAAACTTAAAAAATGCCCTTCTTGGAGTCCAATGCACAGATAATAAGGATTCATTTCCATAATTAGTGTTTGGGTAATCTTCGTTGGTGTACGTATCGGCAATACATTGGTATATGTTTGTGTGCTGCGCCATCCATCACACCCCCTGCCTAGCTGTTTGCCTAAACCTATTAAACAACCGCACCACATCTGCCATCTGCTGCAAATCATCTGCCTGTACGGTTACATATACGTTTTGTGTTACACCATCCCTTGCTCTAGTTGCGTTCGGATTATAAGGATTTTCATGTGCCGGAATGACGGCCTCACCTTTATGGATCAAAGCAAGACGGTCTGATGGTACATAGTCAATTCCAGAAGCATAACTATAACGTACTCGGTTTGGCGCTGTATTGACAACATTTGTCATATTGCCAACGCTAGTGCCTATATTAGCTATAGTCTTATTCATTTCCTCGCCTTTTCCTACAATTACGCCGATTATAGCAGCAAGAGCGATTAATGCCGCAGTAACACCAACTATTATTGCTGTCGTTTTGAGCATTGCGGGATTCATTGCAGAAAACGTTGTTATTAGGCTACCTATTGATTTCATTACGGTAACGGCAACAATAGCAATAGACCCTATAATTGCAACTGTAGCAATTATTTTAGGGTCAATCTTGTTAAGCAACTCAAAAAGCTCGGTTAATACCGGCAACATAACCATCGCTATGCTGTTTTTAAACGCCTGAGTTTGATTGTCAAAACGCTGCATTGCATCATCTAGTCTACCGAAAGATTCCAAGGTGTCGGTATCCATTACATAACCCATTTTCTGCGCTTCTTCCCCTAATTCACGCAAGCGTTGACTTCCAGCTTCGATTAAAGGATTTAATTCCCTTGCTGATCTACCAAATATTTGCATTGCTAAGGCATCTCTTTCAGTTTCATTCCTCACACGACCAAGCGCATCTATAACATCATAAAACATTTGCTCGCTATCTTTTAGTTTCCCGTAACTATCCGTTACCCTTAAACCTAATTTTCTAAAAGCTTCAGATGCTTCATTTCCTCCATCTTTGGCTTGATCCATAGAACGAATCATTCTGCTCATTGCGCCTGTCATAGTATCTGTCGATACATCGACTAACTCTGCAGCATAATTCAATTCTTGTATAGTATCAGTAGTCATTCCTGCAATAGAAGATAATGTAAGAATTTCATCTGCTAATTGCGCTGTTTCTATAGTTGTTTTTGCGAATCCAGATATTAATCCAGCAGTTGCGCCAATAAGAGCCATAGTAGAAACTTTTTGAGCATCAAGAGCTTGTATTGCCTTTTCTGCTCCAGCAGGTAGCTGTATACCAAGCGAATTGATGATATTATTAAGAACATCTCCAAAGCTTTTGGTCTGCTCTGCTACTTCATCTTCTTTGAGTCCATATTTCTCCATGTCCTCCGTAGCTTTTTTAAGGGCTTCAGAGTTATCTTGCAATTCCTTTTCCATTTCAATTAGTTCAGCTTCTGCTTTATTAAGGCTAACCTGCCACTTCATCGTTCTTTTGTCAGCTTCACCGTATGTGGTTGCAGAATTAGCAAGAGCTTCTTTAAGCTTTTCTATCTTCTCTCTCTGAGCAAAAATCTGGTTTTCAAGCACTATCCCCCGTTCTGTTAACGCCTTAACACTTGTAGCATTATCGGAATATTTTGCAGTTACCAGCTGTAATTGAGAGGCTGTAACTCTCAATCCAGCATTTATTTCAGATATTGCTCTTTTAAATTCTTTTTCCCCATCTAACGTAATAGATGCTCCCATAGCATAAGCCATTTATATCACATCCTCTCCGGGGATAATGTCGTCAGGGCTTTCATATCGTTTATCTAGACCTAAAATATATTTATACTCCTGCCATAATAAAAGCAGTTTTCGCATTGTCATTCTCCATATTTCCCGCTCAGAATAATTCATGATTTTTCCAATGATAATAAGCTGCGCAAAGTTTATTTCTGGTTTTCTTCCCCAGCTATCTTCTTCCTCTGCGCAGCTGTCATTTTTTTTTCAAGTTCTTCGGCCATTTTTTCTACTTGTTGTATCTTATCTTCAGGCAATCCTTTTAGCATTGCCTCCTGCACTTTTTTCTGCAGTTCATTTACCCCACCAATACCTACTACCAATCTCCCTAATTTTTTCTCATCCAGTAATGGTTTTGGATTGTCTGGGTGTTCTTCATTCCAAATTTCAGCATCTTCGTTGAGCATCTGAACTGCAAGCCATTTTAATGTTTTGACGTTTCTAAAAGCATCGTTTAGGATATTGTCCATTTTCCCAAATTTCTCGACACACGCTTCAAGCACATTCAAAGTAAAAATAAGATTTCTTTCAACATCAAGCTTAATCTGTACTCCCATATTCTTTATATCAGACATAATAAAAGGCGGGATTATGCCCCGCCTTCACCCCCTCCTTCTGCTGCAATATTTAATTCTTGTGCCAGCCATGCTTTGGCTGTAGCCAAATTGTTTACTGTTATTTCTTTTTTCCAGACTCCATCAACACGCCTAAAAATTCTTCCTTCAATCTGTGGAGTCTGCCAATTTATCTGTTGCCCTTTTGTTTCTGCACTTTCGTTAGGCTCTCTAAATTGTATCTTAGGTAGTATTATTGCTCTATATAGTCTAACTTTATTTTTTATTTTTGGCACAATAAAGCCAAAACCAAAATACCCGGGCATATCTTCGTCTTTGCTTACCAAAACATTGACCTGTTCTGTATTAACAGTGACGGTTTCAGTGGTATTTCCTAGCCAATCCGCTTTTACTGTCTCATCAAGGTCATCTGCTGTAAATGTAAAAGTTCCATCAATAAACTCTTTTACGGATTCAGCTGCAGTATCGTCAGCATATAAGATCGATTCAGCTATATTGAGATTCATTTCTACATTTATGGCTTTTGCAGCTACCTTTCCGATGCCATACTGAAAAGTACCAGCCATATCATCTTCAGTTAGCGGTGCATAAACCGGATATCGCAATCCTATCGAAGCCATATTTCAACCTCCATTCATAATTTAGATATTTCCGAATCAAATATTCTCTGCATTTCCTTATTGATTTCATCTTCCGTCTGCTCTACAGCAGGACGGACAAAAGGCCTTTTAGGTTGATTTGATTTCCCATGTTCTAAGATTGCAGCTTTAAGGCCATTGCTAACTCCTTTGCTGTCTTTGCCTTTAAAATATATCCGTATAAATAAATTACCTTTTTTGCTTCTTTTCGGCTTGTCGATAGTAATAGATCTTTCAAGCGCCCCAGTAGGATAGCTTTTATCATAACTTCGATTTGTATATAATACTTTTTTAAGGTTGTTGTCTACTTTATCTCGCAATATTCTAGCTCCAGCATTAAGCATTTTTTTGCCTATTTCTTCTCCTTGACTGCCCATTTTTTCTAGCTTTCTAATCAAATCAGTAGGGATAGTTACATCCATTTTAGCCAATGTTATCAACCTCCTTCAGTATTGTCAATTTCGAACGTCCATTCATAATGGATATAACCTGTATCCTGTTCATATAGGATAGTATTAAGTCTCCAGGATATATCTGCGCTATTCAGTTTGTCTTGAATTACTTGCACAATTGGGTCATATTCAGTTTTTGTAAAATAATCTATTGTCCCCTGAATTGACTGATTTTCTTTTCTGTCATCAGCATAACTGGAACTGCCTTCGCTATCCTCTGCCCATACAATATATTTATCTTCTGTTCCTGCTTTGAAATAGTGGTAAACAGGAATATCATATTCGTTATATATTTCTAAAAGCAAATCCCTCAAATCAACCAATCTCATATTCCTGTTCCAGCCTTTCTAAAGATAAATCCATGACACTCATATCTTCAGGATATTGTATCTGGACTATCTTGTATTGTTTTCCGTCATTAGGAATAGCTATGTCTTGCGTAGATACATTTCTGCGCTCCGGGACTCTTAAAACATGGTTAATACGTATATTATCCTGCAAAGCTGCCCAATATCTGTTTACACCTACGGTCCGTTCTTTATAGCGCAAAGTTTCTTTTAATATCAGACCGTCTTTAGGCATATTCCCCGGCTCCGCTATATTGTCAATCTTATAGATTTTTACAATTCCATCATTAAATGTCTGGGTTTTGGACGGCATAATCTTTCACCTCCTGCGCTATTTGCAATGACAGGAGTTCGTGCTGGTAATTGATTGCAAATTCATTTAAAGCATTTGACCGCACATACCGGCAATAGTCAAAGAGTAGTTCACGGGGCTTATCTTCCACTGTATAATCCAGTTCAGCGCCTGCTACGCTGTTAATGTATTTTATCCCGCGGGCGATAATGCCGGAGAGTTTTTCATCTCCA